GGATCGACGCGAAAGAGATCCTGCATTTGTACCGAGTCGACCGGATTGGGCAAACTCGCGGCGTGTCGTGGTTTGCTCCAGTGCTTTCATGGCTGCGAGATCTCGGCGTATACGTCGACAACGAAATTCAGGCGTCAGCAGTTGCCTCATGTTTTGGCGTCGCGATCACGACTAACGGACGCGGCGGAACTGGCTTAATGCCATCGACGGACGATGAGTCGAGCGACGAACGCGGCAATCAGTTTGAGTATCTCGAACCGGCAATGGTCGTGCGGTTGCAGCCAGGGGAATCGGTCGAGTCGATCAATCCGGGGCGTCCGAACTCAGCGTCAGAACCGTGGATCAATCTGATGCTGCGAGGCATCTCAGTTGGAACCGGGCTAAGTTACGAAGTTGTCAGCCGGAACTACAGCGGCACGAGCTACAGCAGCAGCCGAACAAGTATGCTTGAGGATCGTCGTCGTTTCCGTAGGTGGCAACGCTATGACGTACAGCACATGTGCCAACCGATCTGGGACCGATTCTGTGATCAGGCAGCAACTGCTGGCGTGGACGGCTTTTCGTCGATGTCCGAAATACTTGCCGACCGTCGTGCCGCGACTGCGGTGGAGTGGCAGACTCCCGCATGGGAATGGGTAGACCCGCAAAGCGAACAGGCCGCGTCAGATTCCGCGCTGAACTCGTTTCAAAGCACATACCAAGACGAGCTCGGGCAGCGTGGCAAACACTGGAAAAATGTGTTCTACCAGCGAGCCAAAGAAGAAAAGCTGAAACGTCAACTCGGTCTCGTTACGGCCGACATGGCCAACGTCGACGCAACGCAGGCTGAAGGGCAGCAAATGGCGGCAGCGTCTGCGATGCCACAGCCCGGACAGCAGCAAGCAGGGCAGCCAGCCGGTGAAATGTCAGACATGTCGCGGCTTCAGTGGGGCCGTAATCGCAAAGCCATTGAAGACATTTTGGCGGAGTTCATTGCAGGCACTGCTAGCGAAACGAAATCAAAGGTGTTTCTGCAGTCGCTCGGATTGACTGAAGCGACAGCACAGATGCTTTTGGCGGATGCGTCAGACGGAACTGTTGACACGGATTTGGATCAGGTTCCGGAGACAGAAAATGCCAAGTAAGAAAGGCAAGCTGCCACCACTGAAAGCCACATGCGTCGTGATGCGATCGGTCGGAGTGTCGACTGGCGTTTCCGATGTCGTCATCGCCACAGAAACGCCGGTCAGACGATATGACGAAGATCGCGGGTACGTCATCAACGAAGTGCTGTTGATGGATGGGGTTGTTCTTCGCGCCAATCAATCGCAGATTCCAATCGTTGATTCACACGACGACAGAAGCGTCAGAAATATCTTCGGTTCGATCCGTCAGATGCAAGTCATTGACGGTGAGCTTCACGGCGTGCCGTCATTCGCAAGTGATGCAGAATCCCAAGTAATTCGCACGCGAATGGATGAAGGTCACATCACAGATTTTTCAATCACAGCCGTTCCAATGGAATCGCTCTTTGTGCCGCATGGCCAAAGCTACACGACAAAACGCGGAGCGGTGATCGATGGTCCGGCAGTCATCCATGTGCGATGGCAGCCACATAACGCTTCGATTTGCGCCACTGGTGCAGACGAGCACTCTACTGTCCGTAGGTCATATACAGACCTCGAAAGAAAGGTAACGCGAATGGACGAGGCACTATTGACGCAACTGGCAGCAATGGGGCTCCCTGAAGGCATGACAGACCCAAACCAGATCTTGGCATGGGTTGTCGGAAAGCTCGGCACATCTGCACCGGCCGAGATGGCTGAGCCAGTTGAAAACATGGACGGCGAAACAAAGCCGGAGGAAGAAAAGAAGGTTGAGAACATGGACGGTGCGACTGATCCAGAAGAAGACAAGAAGAAGGTTGAGGAAGCTATCGGCCGTGCGTTGCGGACTGATGCGAAACGACGCAAGGAGATTCAGGCTCTTTGCACTGTTCACAAAATCGAGCGATCAGTTGCCGACAGTCTCTGTGACGACGGCGTTGACCTCAACACCGCAAGAACAAGGATCTTGGAGCGAATGGCCAACAAACCTGCCGGTCAGTCGACCGAACGTGTCAGCGTAACAGAATCAGCCGATGACAAGCTGTTTGCAGCGGCCCGTGATGGCCTGATCATGCGAACTCTGCGAGCCAGCGGAATGCGAAACCAGACGCTGGCAAACCCAGCGGCCGGACATCAGGACTTCGTCAGCATGAAGCTGGGCCGCGTTGCAGAAATGTACGCGGGAAAGATGGGCTGCGACGTTCGACGCATGGCCGCAAAGGATATCGCACTGGTTGCAATGGGTCATCCGGGATCAATGAACAGGTTCCGAATTCAGCGTGATGCGTATCACACGACCGGAAGCTTTTCGAATCTTTTGCTGGACGCGGCAAACAAGACGCTTCTGGCAGGATATGAGGAAGCACCGTTCACTTGGAACATGTGGGCGCGTGACGCCGGAACGACTGCGGACTTCAAGAACATTAACCGCATTCGCTTCAGCGAAATGGGTACGCCGGAAATGGTGCCAGAAGGCAACTCATATCCAGATGCACCAATGAGCGATGCAAAGGAAACGTACAAGATCAACAAATACGGCAACATGTTCACGGTAACATGGGAAACCGTCGTGAACGATGATCTTGACGCCATCAGCCGCATTCCTGCAATGCAGGGTGCAGCGTGTCGACGTCTGCAGAATCAGGCCGTCTATGGCGTCCTGACGAGTAACCCGACGATGGCTGACACCGGAGCATTGTTTAACGCAACTGCTCAGACAACTGCAGGCGGTCACGCGAATTTAGCGACGGGTGCAGGGGCTCCGGCAGTCGGAACGCTTAACACCGCGTTCATTTCCATGATGACTAAAAAGGGATTGCGGTCGGATGTGATTCTCAACATTCAGCCGTCGTTCTTGATCGTTCCTGCGGCAATCTCAGCGACTGCACTTCAGTTGCTTGGATCGATTGCAGATCCGTCCGTAGGTGGCAGTGCGGCTGGCAACAGCAACACAAAGAACATTTATGGGCCGAACGGCGATCGTCCATTGAAGGTCATCGTCGAGCCGCTGTTGGATGCAAACAGCTCGACGGCGTGGTACTTGGCTGCCAGCAACAGTCAGGTCGACACTGTCGAAGTAACGTTCCTCGAAGGCGAGCAGTCTCCGGTCCTTGAAAACGAGTGGGACTTTGACAAGGACGTTTACAAGTACAAGGTGCGTCAGACGTTTGGCGTTGCTGCCATCGACTTCCGTGGCCTGTACAAGCACGCTGGGGCGTAATGCTCAGGCAATCTGAAACCGTCCGGCAGGTCCTGTGATCTGCCGGACGTTTAAAAGCACTCCACAACGTAGCGGAATGCGATGACCGTTGTTTTGAAAGGTGAAGATCATGGCTGGTATTCAAGACTTTGTAGAATGGTATGACGACTTCCTTGGGCCGCAAACAGTGCTTGCGTCACCAGTGGGGGGCGATCAATGGGACTTGGTCGTAACGGGAACGACGCCAACCGCAACGGTCGGCGGGATCAATGGCGAGTTGACGCTTGCAAACTCATCCGCAACGGAAATTCAGAATTGTTGCGTGTTCACAAGTGACATTCTGAACTACGACATTGATCTGATTCAGCGGGCTGAGTTTCGCGTTAAGTTTACTGCTCAGACGGGTGGCACATGCGACTCGACAACGTCGATCGCGTTTGGGTTGGCGAGTGCTCGTGCCGATGCAATTGATAGCATCGCATCGCATGCGTTGTTTCGCATTATCGGCAGTAACGCAATCGTCGTCGAAACAGATGACGCGGTCACCGACAGAGACGACGTCGCGACCGGAGTCAGTTTCGTGAGCGGAGTTTATCGCAAGTTCGTGATTGATTTCACTGGCGGCAAGTCAGACGTTAAGTTCTATATCGACGGTGTGCGCGTGGCGGCTTCTACGGTTTTCACGATGGCAAGCTACACCGCAGGGTTCCAGCCGTACTTTCAGATTCAGAAAACGTCGGACAATAACACCGATGCCTTTTCTGTAGACTATATCAAGATCGTATCGAAGCGAGCCTGATATGAGTCTGGCAGATCGGATCGTAACTGATGCGGCTGGTGTGTTTCTTAACAGCGATCATTTCGCTGAAACAGTCACGTACCACCCGCATCGGTTCGGGACGCCATCGACGCCAAGAACAATCAAGGCGGTTGTGATTCGCAATCAGGTGTCTACGTTCGGGCCTGATGAACAGATCGTGCCAGAGTTTGAAGTCCGAGTTGCCAACAATTCCACAACCGGAATCAGCAGCGAGGAACTCAACACTGGTGGCGACATGATCAAGCTGGCCGTGCGAGTCGGAGAAACACCGACGAAGCGGTCGGTGCAGTTATTGTCTGAACATGACTCCGGAATGCTGGTGTTGATATGCCGGTAACATTTCAAACGCCTGTCGTCTCACGAATCTCAGATGAGATCTTCGCGCGGCTTCAGGCGTTGGTGTCCGGCAGTGCTGGGGCGTATGCGTTCACAGATGTTGTCAGGCCGACGAAGCTGGCGACATACACGCCGCAACATGGTCTGATCGTATTGACTCGTGGTGAGGTTTCACGACTGACGGAAATCGATTGCCCCGGCAATCCTCCGGCGGTCGGTTATCAACAGACGTTTTTGATTCGTGTTCATATTGCTCCAAGTGAAAAAGATACCACGCCAGTTGAGGTGTATGAGGATGTCATGGAGGCAGAGATTCACAAAGCGATTGTGAACGATCCGGCGACGTGGCACACGTTCGGTGATTTGGCAATTTTGGCTGATCTTGGAGCACAACAGACCGCAACATCAGACGGAGGGTACGACGGAATCGCCATACCGCTGACGGTTATGTTTCGAGTCAGTGAGGGCGATCTGTACACGGTGCGAGCATGATTGCCATCGACATCGACGCAAAGCAGTTAAAGCGGTTGCGTGAGTCTGTCGGTAAAGCAAAAAAGAAATTTGGGCGAGAACTAGCAGCAGCAATTAACGCGGCTGCGAAGAAAACAAAACTGGACATCGGGCGCGACGTGAGGAGCGTTATTGCGATCAAGAAAAAAGAGTCTGAAGCCCCGTTGAAGATTCACGCGAAAGCCACAGCAGACCAGCCGAACACGACAGTCAGCATTGCAAAAACAAGGCGACTTGGACTCAGGCACTTTGGAGCAAGGCAGGACAAAAAAGGCGTTTCGTTCAAGATATCAAAACAGGGCGGACGGAATCGAGTCGACGGAGCATTCCAAGGCCCGAAACCGGGTGTGATGAATGTAAAGTGGAAGGGCAATGCGTTCCGCAGAGTTGGCAAAGAACGCTTACCGATCATTCACATCCGAGGGGTGTCAGCATTTGGGGCATACGTGAAAAACAAGTTCACAAAGCCGCAAATCAAGCGAATCAATGACGAGCTGCGAAAGCAGATGGAACGACGAATTAAACTCAACATTCTGCGGGCTGAAGGGCTCGTGTCGAAATAGGAACAAAACATGAGCGGACTTTTGAGACGTCGTCGCGTATTTGCTGCCAAAGTCGAAACGACTGTCGGAACAGCAGAATCATTGACAGCAGCCGAAGCCGCATTCAACGCGGAAGAATTCGTGATTCAGCCGAACGTGGCAGTCACGCGACGACAGGGGCAAGGTGGATTCAATTATCTGCCGGGTATCCCTGAAGGAATGCAGGGCACATGCACGGTACGTTTTGGGATGTCGTACAACGGCACGACTCTGCCTTCATGGGCATCTGTGCTGTTGCCTGCGTGCGGTTGGGTTGCGACGGGGCTCGTTTTGTCGCCAGTGACGCAAGGCCCTGGCGGCGCGGCTGGAGTAAAAACACTCACAATCGGGGAATACAAAGACGGCAAGTTATCAATTCTGTCCGGTGCGATGGGAACGTGGAAGATTATCGCGGAGACTGGCAAGCAGGCGATGATCGAATTCACTTTCACCGGAAAGTATTCGACCAATGAAACAGACATCGCAATCCTCGCTCCAACGTATCCGACCGTACTTCCTCTGCGTGTTGCTCAAGGGGCGTTGACGTGGAACGCTGTCGCACTTTGCACAGCATCAGTTGAGATCGATTCCGGCAACACGGTGACGATGCGAGAGTGCGTCAATGCGAGTGATCGCAGCGGATACATTTCCGCAATCGTCACGGACAGGGCCCCGGTGATTACGGCCAATCCAGAATCTGTGCTGGTGGCTACGCAAAACCGCGATGACAAATGGCTGACGTCAACCCCTGAAGCATTCTCAATGCAGATCGGGGCGACCGGAAATTCTATCACGATTGCAGCCCCCAAAGCTCAAATTGAGAACAAGCAGCAGGGCGACCGCAACGGGATCATGTCGGACGATTTGACTTGGCTGTGTACTGCGGGCAGTTCCGCAGATACTGAACTCACTATCACTTTCGATTGATCTATATGCCTCGAAGTCTCGACCCTTCATCCAAGCTCACGATGGTTCTCGCATGCGACGTTGATAAGACGCCGCAGCCGAAGATTTTCGCCAAAACGCCTACGCTCAACCAGCAACGAAAACTGGTCGCACTGCTGCAAGGCTTGGGCGGTGGTGACATCGCGGCGAGCATGGACGCACTATTAGACGCGGCGGCGATGTGTCTAACTGGCTGGGAGAATATTCCGGTCGAATTCAGCCGCGAAACAATTGGCGATGTTTTGACGCTTGATGAGATGGTTGAGGTGTTCACGTTCTTGGCGGCGTCAACGTCAGCCACTCCAGACGATAAAAAAAAATCCGAGTCGCAGCCCTCGTGCGATGTGGTGAACTCTGCAAGTCCTGCGTCGGTCGTTGTCGCGACATTGTAACGCCGCAGCAACCTGCGGAAATAGAGTGTCCAGAATGCGGCGGTGAAGGATGCAAGAACTGTAAGGATGGATGGTTCGAGGTCGAACAGTGCCCAATGAAATTCATTGGGCCGGAACTGAACAGTGACATTCAGATTGTGACAGCGAGCGAGCATCACTTGCCAGTGACTGGCGGAATCCTCGATCAGTCGGCGTGGTGGTTTGAGCTGAGAAGCATCCTGCGAAGCGAAGAACATCGGATCGAAAGCGAAAGAGATAAAAGGCGGAACCTGTGAGCAACGGCATTGATTTTGTCATCGGCGGAAAGAATCTTGCTGGAGCGGCATTTGACGGTGTGCTGAAATCGCTGACCGCTATATCTGGGGCATCAGAGTCGCTCGGAAAAACATTTGCAACCGCCTCTGGTGGGCTGGCAAAAGCCATTGGATCGCTCGCGCAAAGTGCTGCAAAGTCTGTTGCAATAATCGCAACAGGTGCCGCTGACGCTTACGGGAAGGTGATAGTAGCATCGGCAAAAACGGCAAAAATTGAATCGACTATAAAACCACAGCTCGACTCGCTGAAACAGTCACTAAAAGGCGTGGAAAATCAGTCGGCGCGCACAGCGAAGGCGACAGAATCGCTAGCGTCAGTTTCAAAAGGCCTTGTTGCGGCATACGTCGCCCTTAAGGGGGCTCTGGCGGCACTGGGTGGCCTGAATGCGATAAATGCTGCGTATGACAAGCAAACCGAGTCAGTCAAAAAGCTGAACTCAGCTCTGCAGATTCGCGGTGCATCGGCCGCATCGTCGCAAATGCAGGACGTCGCTAAGTCAATTGAGAAGATGACAGGCGTGTCGGACAATGCAGCCCTTGCGTTAATGCAGCAAGCGTCGGGAATGGGATTCGCTACGGGCAAGATGGACGATGCAGCCAAGGCCGCTATTGGACTTGGCGCGGCAATGGGCAAAGACGCGGCGTCTGCTATGGGCGATCTGAAATCAGCCCTTGAAGGCAACTTTGACGCATTTGCGGCGGTCAATCCGCAGATCATGTACATGCGGACGAATCAGGAACGACTCGCGGCCGTGATGGCGATTGCCAATCAGGGGCTGGCACAGCAAGCGGCTGACATGACGACCGTCGCAGGCTCTGGCCGTCGTGCCGACTCGGCAATGTCTACGCTCATGGAATCAATCGGGAAAATCATTGCCCCGATTCGCGTGCTGATCAATGCAGGATTGCAGCAGCTCGCGACGTCGTTCGATTCGCTGCTTGTTCCTGCCGTTGAATACGCAACACAGATACTTGCAAACATTGGCCCGATCATGGATTACGTCAAAGAAAAGGTCATTCAGGCAATCAACATTGTGATCGGTGCGTTCACGTTTCTGGAGGTAGTCGTCACAAATCTTGGCAGCGTTTGGGAGATCGCAAAGGCGGCGGCAGAACTGGCTATGATAACAATTTCCGAAACGATCATGCACACTCTGACGGAAACAATCCCTGCGTATGTCATGTGGTTTGGTGAAAACTTTATCAATTTGATCCAGGACGCATTTAATGGCGTAATCACGATAATCACAAACGCTGGGCGAATCATCGGTGAGGCGGTCTATCAGATTTTCGCGTTTATTGCGTCAGGCGGTGAAGGCGGAATTGATGGGCTAATGGCAGGACTTGGAGAAGCGGCTAGTATTAGCCTGCTTGATGGTTTCAAATCGCAACTGACGTCACTTCCGGAAATCGCGGCCCGCCAGTTAACGGAACGTGAAAAGGATCTTGCCGAAAAGATTGGGGCAGTTGGCGGGCGGCTCGGTGAAGAGTTTTCGAACAAGATGCGTGACAGAATGCTGGGCGTCGGCTCCACGCTATCCAGCGAAGTGCAGAACGCGGCAAGCAGCATCGATTTAAAAATGCGGCCGTCCGTGCTAATGCAGGGCATCCCAGCGACCGAGGGAAGGCTGTTAACGCGCGGGCCGGGAACGCGAATTCCGGACATTATGCAGCAGATCCTTCAGGAGTTGCGAAAGAAGCCGAACGAAAAGCCGCGCATTCTTGTCCGTCTCGATGACGATCAGAACAGACTGTTGCAAGCTGTCGCCGCTAACACTCAAGGAAAAATGCAGATGGAGGCGATAGCATAATGGCAGCCATCAGCGTAACGCAAATGTGGAGCAAGGAAGGCGGTTCTGGCGAGTCGGAAAAGTACGACAGTTTTGCCAGTAAGTTTTCTCACACAGAAGGTTATCAGGTCGAAGCGCAGCCGGGAGACAGTGCGGAAGATGTGTTGTCGGCGATTGACCCAAACTCGGGCGTGTTTGTTCCAGCCTACGGTGCGCGTCATCGATCTGGGGCTGATTCGTTCGTTAAGTCGAAAACAGCAGAGCCTGCCGGGCCAATTTTTTGGGTCGTTATGGTCAATTACGAGGGCCAGCGATTCGACGGCAATGTAGACGTCGAATGGACCGACACAACGTCATCCGAACCAATCGACCGAGACTATTTTGGAAAGGCTATCGTCACCGCAAACAACGAGCAAATCGAAGGATTGACCTACGAGCTTTCCGATTCAATTTGCGTGATTCGTCGCAAGTTTTTCGTATTCAATGCCTACGCAACAAACGTTTATCGACACGCAACAAACTCTGACACATTTCTTGGATGGCCTCCCGGAACAGCACGGCTTGTTGGCTATTCGGCAAAAAATCAATTTAAGTTTGGTATGCCGTTGGAACAATGGGACGTCACAGCACGCATACAGTTCAGAGTTCCGTACATGGGCGCAACGCCAGAACAGGCTTGGCACAAGCGGTGGAGGCATGAAGGGCTGTATGTTCGCGATACGATATTGAATCCTGATTTTGGAGATCCCGGCGCGCCGCCGACAATACCAGGTAACACATGGAGCCGAGCTAGAGACGCAAACGGGCAGGAGGTAACAAAACCAGTGCTGCTAAAGCAGGACGGCACTGAAGAGGGATTTCCAGATAATGCCTATTTCGTTTACACGCAACTTTACGGTTCACTTCCATACGCAGCACTAGGGCTCACATAAATGGCAAATTCATTCCGGTTTACCTCCCAACTTCAGTTTTCACGGTCCAGCGTTGTTGTGCGAAACCCACCGCAAAAGGTTGTGGAAAAGACAACGACGTCCGAGCTGAACACAGACAACGTTCAGATCGTCGGCACGACTCACGAGGTGATTGCGGCCGGAGACGTCACCGACAGTGCAGCCTGTCGAATTGAGAACCTACACGCGACGGCAATCATTTCAGTCGGTGGTGATGCGGCGGGATCGTTTGTGAAGTGGTTCGATGTTCCGCCTGGGGAAGTGGCTTATCTTCCACGAGTCGGGGCATTGGCATCGACGTATCTGGACTCTGACACGGCATCAACTCCAGTTCAAGTCACGTTGATCAAGGTGGCCTCATAACGTGGAAGCAGCGTGGTTTACTCCGGAGCAAGGTCGCGAACTGTGGCAGGATTATCTTCGCCGCAAGCAATTGCCCGCGCAGCAAACGCAGAACTTTCCGAACCGCCGTACACTTGACGAGCCATCTCCGCATCGCGTGTTCGTCTACAACACAGGCAGCGAGGTCATTCCCGCCTATGCGTGCATGAGAGTTACGGGCACGCGGAACATTAACAACGTGACGGCAATTGACGTCGAAAAGCCGACGTCGACAGATGGCGAGTTTCTTTTCAATTCGCAGTTTCCGATTGCTGTCCCGTCGTCGACAGAAACTGGCGTTGGCTGGGCGTTTCGGTTCGGCGTTGTCATCATGACCGGGACAGATCCGAGCGAACCCGGAATTGAGTATTCGCCGATTGTTGGGTCATGGGAAGTCGAGGAAGGCTCGGGGCCGTTTGTTGTTTACGGGCATCATCGAGCGAATGAGGAATCGGATGACCGGGCGTTGATTGGTCGGTTCGCTGGCGGCGGTTCCGGCGGCGGGCACACAATCTGGTTCACAATTACCGATGTTCTTTGCCCTGAAACTGACTACGTTTCTGAAACAACGCTGGTGGCCACTGCGACGTGGTACAACCAAAGCTGCACTGGCACGCCACCCGGAGCGGAGTACGGTGGCGAGTATCATGTGTACGACATCTGCAATTACCTATACGGACTCACTCCGGGCGATTTAGTTGGCACAACAGGCCGAGCCTCGTACATGTATCCGCTGACTGGTGGATGTACTCCAAAATGGATCATTGACGATCTCTGTGCCCAGCCGGAGTGTGCATAATGCCTCCGCGTTATCTTCGCAAAGCATCGCCAACGCGACTGAAGCCGTGCGCAGAGTTTACGATTGAAACATGTGACAACGCACCGACAGATGGATGCTGCGGAGCCGCACCGTGCCGCCTATGTCTTGAATGGGAAACCTACGACGACGGCATCGCCTATGGTTCAGCGACCTTCGCCGGAACATCGTGGACGGGCACGGTTGGCGGCCATGCGTTTGTATCGTACTGGGAACGCGAAATCCTCCCAGACATCACTCCGCCAGTCAGTAGCAATTCGATCGGAATGCCGTTTGCCCTGATCGAAGCGGGCACATACACGATGGGCAGCCCCGGATCGGAAACCGGGCGAGATGCCGACGAAACGGAAGTCTTGACAGGTGTTGCCGAGTTTGCAATCGGCACGACAGAAGTCAAGCAGTCCGATTACCTGACTGTTCGCGGTTTAAGCCCTAGCCATTTCTCTGGATCGTCGCGGCCAGTTGAAAAGGTATCTTACGAGGATGCCTTGGCTTTCTGTGCCGCACTGTCTGCGAGACCCGCAGAGATCGCAATGGGCAGATCCTACCGGCTGCCGACCGAGGCTGAATGGGAATTTGCCTGCCGAGCGGGGACCACGACAGCCTACAACTTCGGGGCCAATGCTGCGGATCTTCCAGACAACGGATGGTTTACAACGAACAGTGGGGCAGAAACGCATGACGTGGGCGGCAAGCCAGCCAATGCTAAAGGGCTTGTCGACGCTCACGGTAACGTTTGGGAGTGGTGCCAGAACTCCCGCATGGACGGTGGCGCAACAGACAAGGTGATTCGCGGTGGTGGCTGGAATTCTACGGCTGCGGAATGCCGATCAGCCAGCCGCACACTGATTGCCGAAACGACGACGAGAAACGACATCGGCTTTCGAGTTGTGATGGTTCGCTCACCAATTCCGCAGATCGGCGAATGCGAGTACATCGTCACGCTTGACGATGAAGAAGTGTACCGTGCGACCTGTTACGAAGGGGCATCTTGTCGCAATCCATCCGGCGACGTTGACGTGGCAACGGCCTACCTGCAGGGCACGTTACGCTGGTCCAAATTTGACCCACGAGAACTGGCACTCATCGTCGATCCTGACACGGGCTGTCGAGACTTCTTTTGCGGAACGTGTCGATGCACTTGTGAATGCCTTTGCGTGACGATTGTAGAACCTGACGGGAATGTCATCCGTGGAGAACTCTGCACGGCATGTTATCCGTGTGACGCTCCGGTATGGGAAGGCACTTTGGGATACTATGACCTGTCGATTGCTCTGGGTCGCGATGAGTATACGGGCGAGTGCATAATAACGCTGACCGCTAACGGCGAGGAACCTGATTCGGTTTTTGTCACTGGCTGTGCGGACATGTCGGCAACGATCACACTTTATGACGGCACGATCATCAGCGTGGTTTGTAAGCAGTGTGCGTGCGAGGAGCCTTTACAGTCATGCTGTGGGTGTCCATCGTTCGGAGGCAATGACGGGTGCATCGTGTTTTCGTCGCGAGATCCTTGTATCAGCGGGGACAGATTTGACCTTAACTGGTCGACGGGGCGCGGCGGTATGCCAGCAAGCCCGACGACATGGGGCACGGTGACGTGCGAAATGTTTGCTACGATCAACATGGGAGCGTCTATACCTGGATGCGGCGGCGCTGACATTGATTTCACGTTTGTGGTCTTCCGGGTCACTGACCCCGATCCGTCTGTGGCATCGATTATTTCAGATTGCGAATGGGCTATGGAAGTTTATGCAGACGGCGTATATCTCGACATGTATATTGAATACACGAACGAATGCCAATCGAACGGCGTAGACGATCCGTTGGCGTGGATTCAATTCCCGAACGTAGACATTGGCGGACTTGGCACTGCGACCGTAACAAGCGACTTCACAATCCCTAACACAAAGTGCTGACATGCCTCTGGGTGAAATCAACTCTGTCGGACTGGTTATGATGCTGGCAATCGTCATATCGTGTGGGCTCAGTGTGGTCAGAGCTGGAAGTGAATCAGCGATAACCCCGATGATCGAGGAAAGGGCAGGGAATGGCCGTCTTCGTTAAAAGAAAAAACGCTGACGGCGGATTCGATCGTCATTTTGTCGAACCCGATAGGCCAAATCGATCTACGCAGCGACGATCGTGCTCCACTGGGAAAAGACCGTGCCGAGACTGCTCAAACGCGGGCACGTTGATGCTGGCAGCGATTCAAACTGACACTGGTCAGCCTGTTTCGTGCGGCAGTTGCAAGAGCTACCTGCTTTCGTTGAACAGCACGGCTGCACATGATCACGCGGCTATCGTCCAGAAACTCTACGCCGAAATCTCATGGCCTCCATCGTGGCGAGCAAAGCACGGCGACAAAGAGGGGCAGCGGAAAAGGATCGGTGAAATCGTATCCGGCGTGCTGGCGGCTGCGACGACAACGTGTCAAACGCCAAAGCCAGTCCGCAGGACAGCTAGTCAAGTCGTCCGGCGAACACCAAGTCGAGGCGTAGGCAGTGCATTTGTGGCAGGTTCTGGGCCGACACGTTTTGTCCGGTCGTCGCAGTTCCAGTTCGATATTCTCAATCTGGTCGCAAAAATTCCACCGGACATCACAGCGATTGCAGGCGTGGCACGATCTGGACTCAGCGCGGCAACGATGCTGAGCATGTATTTGCATTTGCCGATGGTCACGATCAGGCAGACGATGGGCGATGTGATCCAGACCGGAAACGGTTGGAGACTTGGCGGGACAAAGCACGTCAATCCAAGGACGGAAAAAATCCTTGTGGTCGATGACACTGTCATGACCGGCAACAGTCTCAAAGCGATCAAACCGCTAA